CCTCGATCGAACCCGCTGGAAAGTGCGTGGGAGGGTGTGGTATTTTCTGACAAATTGAGGTAAAAAAATGAATAGACTGAAATTTTCTGCAAAAAAAGAATTAAAAAAAATTAAGTCGATCACGGCAGCGTTGCCGGAGGATCTGCAAAAAATCACCGAGGGTCTGGTGGCGGATGCCTGCTTCATGGCGGAGCAGCTGGAGATCCTTCGATGCCACCTGGAAGAGAATGGCTGGTCCGAGGAATACAAGAACGGCGCCAACCAGTTCGGGAAAAAATCATCCGTGGAAGCCCAGGCTTACCTGCAGATGCAGAAGAGCTACGCGGCAGTGATCAAGCAGCTGACGGATCTGATTCCCAAGCAGGAGACCTCCAAGGCGGGCGAGGAGATCCTGAGCTTCATCGGCGGATCCAGGTCTCCGAGAAAATGAACTATCCCAAGCAATACCTGGCCGCGATCCAGAGCGGCGCGGAAGTTGTTTCGACAAAGGTCCGCGTCGTGTATGAGCGAGAGTGCGGATGGATGGACAACCCGCCGGAAAATTTCCCGTACTACTTCGACGAAGAGGAAGGACTGCGACACATTGAGTTCATCGAGCGGTTCTGCAAGCACTCCAAGGGAAAGTTCGCCGGCCACAACATGGAACTGGAGCTCTTTCAGAAGGCGAAGATTCAGATGGCCTTCGGATGGCTGGAGAAGGAAACAAACCTCCGGCGATTCCGCGAAGTGTTTGACGTGCGCGGCAGAAAATGCGGCAAGTCCACCGAGACGGCAGCAGTCGAATGGGACATGCTCCTGAACGATTTCGAGAACGGCCCCGAGATCTACTGCACGGCCAACAAGAAGGAACAGGCCAGCCTGATCTATACCGAATGCGTGAACATGCGGATCCAGTCGCCGGAGCTGAAGGCGATCACCAAAAAAAGACAGTCAGACATTTACTGCTCCAGGAACATGGGGATGATCAAATGCCTGGCTTCAGATACAAGCACAATGGACGGACTGAACCCGTCCTTTTTTAGTCTTGACGAGCTGCACGCCATGAAGAACTCGAGCCTTTATGACGTCATGGTGCAGGGACAGTCCATGAGGGACCAGCCGCTTGCATGGCTAATCACGACGAACGGCTTCGTGCGCGAAGGATTTTACGATTCACATTATGCCTACGCGTCCCAGGTGGCGCTTGGCACGCTCGTGGATTATACGCTGTTTCCACTGATCTACGAGCTCAACGACAGGGAAACATGGACGGATCCGGCACACTGGCCGGAAGCCAATCCGGGGCTTGGAAAGATCAAAAAAATCGAAACGCTTCGGAACAACGTCGAAAAGGCAAAGCACGATTCCAGCTTCAGGCCGACGGTCATGACAAAGGACTTCAATCTGTCGGAAACAGAGTTCAAGGCCTGGCTGAACTTCGACGAGCTGGTCAACGAAGAAACATATTCCATGGACGTGATCAAAGGCTCCTACGCGATCGGAGGGTGCGATTTGTCGGCCGTCAGCGACCTGACCTGTGCCACGCTCCTGATCAGGAAGCCAGACAATCCGAAAATCTACGTCCTGCAGCACTATTTCATTCCGCAGGTGAAGGTGGACGAACTGGAAAAAACGCATTCCAAGGAAGCACCTTACAAGCTTTGGGCGGAACAGGGCTGGGTGACGATCAACGAAGGCGCAGCCGTGGATTATTCGCTGGTGACGCAGTGGTTTGCGGATCAGGTGAACAAGTACGACATCCGGCCTCTCTGGGTATGTTACGACCGAGCTCTTTCGGGCTACTGGGTGCCGGAGATGGAGGGCGTCGGCTTCGACATGGAAAGAACGGCACAGGGGCCGTACACGTGGAACCAGCCAATGCGGGAAATGCAGGCGGCTTTTCACGAGCACCTTGTGATATATAACAACAATCCTGTCCTTCGGTGGTGCCTGGCCAACACGGCACAGAAGTCCACAAAATCCGACTCGATCGAGATGATCCAGCCGGTGAAGATCCAGGCGCACAGAAGGATTGACGGAATGGTTTCCCTCCTAAATGCCTGGGTGGGATACGTTAAGCACTTTGAGGAATACATGTCCTACGTGAGGTGAAAAAATGGGAATCTTACAAACAATTTTCAAACCGGTCAAGAAGGACCAGACAAAGAACTACACCGAGTTCCGTGAGCTGGGATCCTATCAGTCCACGTTTGGAAGCTTCGGCAAGAACATTTACAGGAGTGCTGACGTGCGTGCCTGCATCAGGACGCTCGCACAGCACACCAGCAAGGCCAACCCGATCAGCTCCAACAAGAAGATCGAGAAGCTGCTGTCCATAAGGCCAAACAAGTACATGAACGGCAAGGCGATGCTGGAGAAGCTGCGCAATTACCTGGAGATCAAAAACACGGCCTTCCTCTTCATCGAGAGGGATGACGAGGCCAACCCGATCGGCTTTTATCCGATCCCGTTTGCCAGCTTCGAGGGCGTGGAATACATGGGAAACCTCTTCGTGAAGTTTACCTTCCACGGGCGCGAGGCATCCAAGCTCGTGGTGCCATGGGAAGATCTGGCGGTGCTCCGCAAGGATTACGTCTTTTCTGACATCGGCGGCGAGAGCAACGAGCCGATCCTGGAACCCCTGGACGTGATCAAGACCATGGACGACGGCATGAAGAACGCGGTTAAGAGCACGGCAAACCTCCGAGGCATATTGAAGAGCACCAAGGCCATGCTGGCGCCGGAAGCACTGAAGGCACAAAAGGAAGCCTTCGTCCAGGATTACCTGAACCTGGAGAACGAGGGCGGAATCGCGTCGCTGGACGCCACGCAGGAGTTCAAGGAAATCACGATGTCGCCGAAGACGGGCACGGCAGAGGAGAAGAAGAGCTACAAGGAAGAAATCTACACCTATTTTGGCGTATCGGAAAAGATCATCAAATCCGAATACAGTGAATCGGAATATGACGCGTTCTACGAAGCCAGGATCGAGCCGTTCCTCGTGGAGCTGTCCCTGGAACTGACGGGGAAGTGCTTCACGCCTAGGGAGATCAGCTTCGGGGCCTACGTCACTTTTGAGTCCAACAGGCTGCAATTTGCTTCGGCAAAGACCAAGATTTCCATGGTTTCACTCGTGGATCGCGGCCTCATGACGCCGAATGAATACAGACAGCTGTTCAACCTGGCACCGTACGAAGGCGGTGACGAATTTGTTTTGAGACTGGACACGGCCAAGACCGGGGACCAGACAACGGGAGGGAATGAAGATGCCAATTAGAGACAATAGGGAATACAGATCCGCGCCGATGTTCGAGATCCGCGCGGCACAGGAAAACGGAGAAGAGTCCTATCAGGTCGAAGGATACGCAACGACCTGGGACGACACCTACGTGCTGTTTGAGTTTGACGGCATCGAGTACAAGGAACGCATTTTGGCGTCCGCGCTCGACGAAAAAACCGACCTGAGTGACGTGATCTTCGTGAAGGACCACGAGGGCACGGTCTACGCCAGGACAAAGAACAACACGCTGGAGCTCACGAAGGACGAGCACGGTTTAAAGGTTCGCGCCGACATGAGCAAAACGCCGTCAGCCCGCGAGGCTTTTGAAGAGATCAGGGCTGGCATGTATGACCAGATGTCATTTGCTTTCGTGGTGGACGCGGACGAGTACGACGCGGAGACGCACACTCGCACGATCAAGCACCTGAAAAAGCTTTATGACACGAGTTTCGTATCTTTTCCGGCAAACCCGGAGACAGATATAGCAGTCGCTACCCGTTCCCGCTTCGACGGATTTATCGAGGCGGAGCAGGCGGAGAGACTTGAAAAGGAACAGCGGCTCAACCTGGCGAAAGCCAAATACAACTATCTCAAACAAAAACAGGAGGAGAAAAAACAATGAGATTGAAGGAAATCGAAAAGAGACTTGCAGAGCTCGACGCGATCGTTGAGTCCGCAACCACGGAAGAAGCCATCAACGCAGCAGTCGAAGAGAGACAGAAGCTGGTGGAGGAGAAGGCAAAGATCGAGGCCCTGGAGCAGAGACGCGCACAGGCCAAGGCACTGCAGAACAACAAGGTCGTTGGCGTTGTTGTAGAGGCAGAGACCGACAAGGAGAAAGAGATCAGAAACTCCAAGGAGTACATCGACGCGTATGCAGAATACGTTAAGACCGGCAAGGCTGACGAGTGCAGAGCACTCCTGACCACCGACGCGACCAGCGGAACGATCGCAGTTCCCGATTTCGTTTACGAGATCGTGAAGACCAGCTGGGACAAGAACGACATCATGAGACTCGTGAAGAAGATCGAGATCAAGGGCAACATGAAGGTCCAGTTCGAGATCTCCGGCACGGATGCAGTCATCCATGACGAAGGTTCTGGAGCAGTGGCAGAAGAGACCCTGACCGAGGGCATCGTGACCATGGTTCCCAAGATGGTGAAGAAGTGGATTTCCATTTCTGACGAAGTACTGTCCATGCGCGGAGAGGCGTTCCTTCGTTACATCTACGACGAGCTCACTCAGAAGATCGTAAAGAAGATGTGCGACGACCTGATCGGCAAGATCTCGAACCTGTCCGGCTCTGCAGACTCCACGCATCCCAGCGTTGGCATCGTAACCCTGGCTCCCGCCATGGCAACGGTTGCATCCGCAGTCGCTGCACTGTCCGACGAGGCAGCAAACCCCGTCGTGGTAATGAACAAGCTCACCTGGGGCACGTTCAAGGGCGTACAGTACGCGAACGGTTACGGGGCAGATCCTTTTGAGGGTCTCAGCGTTCACTTCAACAACAGCCTGCCCGCATACGACAGCGCAAACACGAACGACATTTACATGATCGTCGGCGACTTCGGATATGGAGCGCTTGCGAACATGCCG